GCATTAGATAGTAATAATAAGCCGCAAATTATAAGGTTTTCCCGCTCTACCAAACTATTTATTTATGTTAATATAACTATAACTAAATCCAACAATTTTGTAGATGAATCTATAAACACGATTAAGAATAGTATAGCTACTAAAATAAATAAACTTGGTGTGAATACCGACGTTATCTATCAATCTCTTTTTGCTTCGATATATGCTGTTGAGGGGATTACAAGTGCGGATGTCAAAATAGGCGGAACTCTAGATGAGAGTGTTGTGCCTAATTTATTATCCCAGAATATAATTGTAGGTGCGGCTCAAATAGCAATAACCGATATAAGTAAAATTACAGTGATTATCGTATGACCATAGAGTACATTGATAATCATATCCAGATAGCAAAAAGCTATTTAGTACAGCAGTATAAAGAAAGTTATCATGTTAATTCTATAGTTAAAGCATTAATTTCACCAATCCAAACTATTGAAGATCAAGCTAATAATATTTATCAAAACAGATGGATAGATAAAGCGGAAGGAGTTCAGCTAGATAAGCTAGGCGAAATAATAGGAGAGAGTAGAAATTATAAAACTGATGATGAGTACAGAAAAGCTTTATACTTTCGAGTTAAAATGAATAGCGGCGGCGGTGCTCCGGAAGACATCGTAACAGCAATTCGTTTTATGTATCAACCTGATTTTGTAGATTACTCAGAACCTTACCCTGCTTTCTTTAATCTTTTTGTAGAAGGGAGCATAAACTTAGTTAATATAAACAAATTTGTAAACTCTATAAAACCTGCCGGAGTAGATTTTATAATAACATATTGTGAGAATGATAATTATTTGATTCTTAATGAATCAGGCGTTGATGTCTTTAATTATTTGATTAACGATATAGAATATAGATATGTTAATTCTCAAGATAATCTTTACGTTCGTGGCGGTATTACTCTTAGCTATAGAGACGAACAATGTTTCTCCGAGTTTATTTACAATAGAAGTTTTAGAGATATAAATAATCAAGATGATATATATTTGGTCAATACAAATACAGAACTAGAAATATTAACTGATAGCCAAGATTTTACGATTATCGGTGGCAAGAATTTTGTGGAGATAGTAGAAGATGAGTAAAGTAAAATTCCCAAAATGGGCGGTAACAAACTTAAAAGAAACAATACCATCAACAAATGACGGTGAGGCAAAAGCTATTGTTTACAATAAAAAAGAAATACCCGATCAACTAATGAGTACCGGTTGGACTCTTAAAAGTAAAATAAGTAGACAAGAGATGAATCAGCTTTTTTATATGATTTGTTACTACTTAAATCGACCAGAAAGTTTTTTAAAAAATGATCTACCTGATGCAACCGACAATAAAGCTCAGATAGTTTTTGTCAGTGATATAGATAGCGGTACTCTTGCTTATAGCGATGGTACGAATTGGAAAAAGATTACAATAGGAGGAAATATTTAAATGGCAGGAAAAGAAATAACCGATTTAGCAATCGCAAGCGATTTTTCGGCAGGTGATTTAATGTGTTTGCGTAAATCAGGTCAGATTGAAGATAAAGCTATTACTTACGATAATTTTGTAGAAAGCATCGGCAATACTGCGGTTGACGGATTTATTGCGGTTGCCGATGGAGAAAATAAAATAGTCATAAATAGCGTCAATGGCGTTGAGGTGAATAAATACTACACGGGCATGAAGATATCCTTTGTCTCACCTTTTAAAAGTACTGGACAAGTGCAGGTTAAAATAGGTAGCTTAACTTATAAGAACTTACTTGCCTATAAAAGCACTTCAAGCGTAGTTATAGATAAAGACGATTATATAGAAGCCGTGCTAATCGGTGAAGCTTTCTATCAAGTCAATAACGCTCAATATATCTATACTAACGACTACAAGGTTGTCCTGATAGAACCGAATACTATAGCAGGTTATACCGATGTCTTTCTAGAGACTGCTTACGGAGTATCAAAGCCTGCTTATTATCAAGGTATGACTGTTAACTTTCTATGTACGGAAGACACCTCGGGGCTTACTAGAATTAGTGTTGACGGTTTACCGGTCAAAGATATGTTGGAAAGCTCCGGTGATTATATAGACCTAATATATACCCCATTATACAAGGGACAAGTAGTTCAACTAATATTCGACGGTCAAAGTTTTATTAAAAATAAATTCAAAACAGAAGATCCTAAGATTAAGATTCCGATAGAACCTGATCCGGAGAAGCCGGAGCAACCGATAATTCCCATGCAAAATCAGCTCGCTTTTACCGTAGGTACCATAGGAAATTGTAATTTCTCCAGTCTACGACAAGCGGTAGCCGCATTAATTAAAGATTACGGCAAAGACGGCGGCGGTCGTACAGTAACACTAACCGTTATGAGCGATTTGGCTACTAGCACAGATAGTATTGTCTTATCAAATGGTGATTATCGCTGGATTACACTCAAAGGTAATAATAATGTAATCAATATTACTCTTGACGTATATAATGGCGGTTTTTTAACTGTAGCAGAAGGTGCGAGATGTCTACAAATCGCAGAAAATACAACAATTAATCTGACCGACCCTACACAGACTATAGCAGGGAATGGACAGTGCGGCTTTTTGTATCTTAGTGGAGAGGCTTATTTTCGCTTAGTGACTTTTAATAGTATCACTCCTAAGCCGTATCAATTTAATTCTTGGGTACAACCACAAGGTAACCTATACTTAAGCGAATGCACTATAAAAAATGGAGTGCGCTATATAGTATTAATAAGTCAGTGTGCCGTGGTTTTAATACGTTGTAATCTAAATTCATGGAGTAATAGCGCAGTGCAATGTAGTGGAGTCAACATATCAGTAACTATAGAAAGAAGTGATTTGTCAAAAAACGGTACTTCTTCTACCGGTGATATTGTTATTGCCTCAGGAACTACTGTAAACCAACAGCACTCACGGGCAAAATCAAACCTTGCGCCTAACACAAATAATAATACAGGGACATATTGGGTAACCGGTAGTCAAGATGTAGTTGGACAATAGTAAGAAGAGATAGCTCTGGCCGTCTTTTATTATTGATTTTTATTCCACATTTGCTAGAATATTTTTGCAGGTGTTCCAAGCACCGCATCACACAGCTACAAGGCTGTTGCAATTCTTGATTATGCCGAGAGTCCGTTGCTATATGACAGCTCCTAGAGTGAACGCAATGGAGTAGAGTAATGCTACTTTGGAACTCTCGGCACCAGTTGAGAGTTTATGAAGTTTATCAAATTTACTGTTTTTTATCTACTAATATTCACGTCTTATCTTGCTTATAGGTTCTCACAACTTGAACCCAACCATCTACACGCAATTACTCTAGCTTTAGGTGCAGTCGGTGGGGTATTTGTCGCTATAGTCAAAGCATTTATATCAATTAACGATTCAAATGCAAATGAAATTAATACTGATACTCTTGATAGTAATTAGTTATCTAAACTATTTGATTAACAGTATGTTCTTGTTTAGGTCTTAATGCATTATACATACTACTAGCTTCTGCAACTGTTCTGGATAAAAACTGTGGAGCAAATATTGCCCCTCTAATTAACGGATTCCAGTTCTGAGTAGCATTTAATCCTACAGCAACAGAAGGTAAAGCAAACCATGCTCCTTCTAGAGTAGAAAATGCAGCTCTTATAACATCTTTAGTATTTGTTTTTTCGACATTCTTTTCGAATAAAGACTGAAATGCCCCATGTTCGATTAGCCCTTGTATTGATGATGCCAATACCCCACCGATGAGAACGCCTAACGTAGTCGAGACTTCTTCACTAAACCCTATTTCTTGCGAGATACTCTTTGCTAAGACAGAAAAAGATACTGCCCTACCTATTCTGCCAAGAATAGCGGTAGCATAAGTAAACAACTTGCTACCTATACTATCAAGGTCAATATGACGATATTTCATGTTATCTACAGTCTTATACAAAGACTCATAATTTTCAATAATTTTGTAAATTAACAATGGAATTGTAGTTACCGCCGCCCAAGCTATAAATTCATTAAACCCTTGGCTATCTGCAACTTTCTCATCATCAAGCTCTACTTTCCATAGTAACATTGCCGGTTGTGTCGCCAATGCGATTGCCGCCCCTTGTAATGCTCTCTTTTGTAAATTACCTAATTCGTGCAGATTGTCTTTATTCTCGGTAAGAAATTTATAAATTGTGAATATGCTGTATGCACTAGTTACGGCCAAAGTATTTATAGTAGATAAAATAAAAGCCGTTTCGTATTCGTGAATATGTATATCAAAATTCTCTAGTTCCCAAATTCCGTCATTAAAAACAGGCATCATTGCAAGACCTGTACCGACACCTAAAGCAGTGCTTGCCCCTATCTTCAAGAGCTTCTTATACTTACTATCACCGCTATTAACAATTTGCTCTTGTTCTACAACCGATTTATCAAGCAACGATACTCTAAATTCCTCAAATTCTTTTGATTCCTCAGCTTCATTGATTTTAGGTAAATTAGGTTTGATTTCTCTTTGTGCCGCTTGTATATCGATACTACTGCTTGAATTAAATTCAGAAGAAAGACTTATATCAAAATAAATATCATTCTTCTTAGCATAATCATCATAATTAAAAGTAGAGCTATATTTAATCTCTACTTTCTCATTGTTATCATGAGTAATATTAATTATATCTATCACTTCACTCTTTGTTTCTTCGATCTTACCTTGATTCTCTTGTTCTTTTCTTTCAAAATAATAGCTCCTGATTTTCTCGCATTTCCAATTTACAAGGCTAGGGTCTAGGGTAGGTACTTCTCTAACTTTCATAATTTACCTACAACTATCCCAAGGTTGACATTTATAACTTGTTTCTACAAAATTCCCATGTTGGGGATGTGTAGAATGTTTCTCAATGTGCATTACAATAAACCATGTTGCTAATGTTATAAAAAATGCTTGAATTACTATTAATATCAATATTTTCATTTTGCTAACTCTTCTTTATATATTAAATACTGTACTCTAAATGCATATAATCGGTTAAGCCATTCATTTAAGTTATTACATTTTTCTTTGGTGCAAACATTTTGTAATTCATTTGCTACTTTGCTGCCTGCAATAGGCATTTCAGGTAAATTTAAAATAGGTCTGCTTTTTTCATAGCTTGTTTTGCCGCATCCGCTCAAAATTATCGTTAATATCAACATCCGTAGTATTGTATGCAGCATTAAGCACCTTATTTTGAATTTCTATGATTTTCTGTTGATCTTTGTTTTCTTGTTTTAATTCTTGGTTTTTTCTAACCAATATACCGCCGAGTAATCCTACAAGAAACGCTGTTAACGGCTTTGCTACTGATAATAGATATGCTATAATGCCCATAATTAATCAATTATATTTTATAATGAATATATCACAAAAAGGCATTGAACTCATCAAAAACTTTGAAGGATTTAGTGAAAGACCTTATCGTTGTCCTGCCGGTAAAATGACAATAGGTTATGGCCATGTTGTAAAAGTCGGAGAAAGATATAACGCTCCGCTTACCGTAGCAGATGCAGATAGAATATTGCATAATGATGTAAAGATTACCGAGGCTACTATTAAAAAAGTTGTATGCGTACCTTTAACTCAAGGAAAGTTTGATGCCTTAGTAAGTCTTGTCTTCAACTGGGGTGGTATTAATTTTCTTAGGTCTCAAGGATTAAAACAATTAAACTCTGGAGCTTACCAATTAGCAGCTGAGGAGTTTTTTAGTAAAGAAAAGGGTGTGGTTAAAGTCAGTGGGACGGTAATGCCTGGTTTAGTCAAAAGACGCCAAGCAGAATGGGACTTGTGGAATGATAAGGCATAAATTCAAAGCCGTTAGATGCGAGAGTGACGGCTTTAAGTTCGCATCAAAGAAAGAGTGTAAGCGTTACTCAGAGCTAAAATTACTACAGAAAGCAGGTGAGGTTGCGTTCTTCCAGATGCAAACACCTTTTCATCTTCCAGCGGGTGTAAAGTATGTCTTAGATTTTCAAGTGTACTGGGCTAACGGAGATATTACCTTTGAAGACGTCAAAGGTGTTAAAACTCCAATGTATATCTTGAAAAAGAAACAGGTTGAAGCTTTGTATCCTATCAAAATTACTGAGATTTAATATTGACAGTAGTAACTAGCTTTTATATAAATAATCTGTAGCTGTCAAATCCTGCTGGAGCGACAGCTACTTTAATTGTTTTTAGTAATGTATACCTAAATTAAGTTGTGGATTAAAGCCCCTAGTAGCAATATTAGGGTCTTTAGTTTTTTGTGTAAATTTTTAAAAAAAATTAAAATGATAATAGAAACAAATACTACCATACCAATTTATGGAAAAGAAATTCCACTAGAAGTAGAGGTTAATTGTTGGGATGAATTGTGGGATAAAGATGATATAGGAAAACACATAAGGAAGATCATATTTTTAGAAAAATGTAATGAAAGAGATGATATAGCAGATAACCTTACAAAAGTTTTAGTTGAGGTAAAGTTAGAAAGTAACGGAAAAATAAAAAGTATTCGTATTCCTTGTATGGGTCATACATTTTGGACGGCTTAAAATTATTACTTTTTAGTCGTAGCTTATTCTCTATATAAACTACATTTTTTATGTTTTAATATGTATTATTCAGTAAAATTATGTTTTAATCAGTAAAATTATGTTTTACAATGTAATTGGCGTTATGATCGCAATATATCGAAACATCTCCTCTGAGGAGTCGATCACTTTAATGTGATAGAATATTGTTTAGAAAGTAACGCTTGTTGTTTTTATTCTTCAATTTTCTCGAATCTCCATCGCTGAGATTTAGATTTATTGCTCTTATTATAATCAAA